CCCCAATCAATGACGAAGCCTAGCGTCGTCTCCCACACGTCGGGAGCATCGAACACGCCATAGAAATTTGGCTGCACGATCCCGAGCCTGACAGGCAAATCCCGCGGACCGCCGCGCAGCCGATGATCGGCCATGATCATGAGGAAGGCGTAGTAGAGAAGCTGCTTGTTGTTCACCGCGGCAACGCCGATGCCTTCACCGTTCTTGTAGTCGCGAAGGTCGAGGCCATCGGCGAGCGACCAGAAACCGAAGTCGACCGTGCCGCGCAGCAAAGGGTGCAGATCGGGCAAGTGAATGGTCTGCTCGATCAGCAGGTTCCCGCGCTCCTGGCGCCGGTCGAGAATGCCCATGCACTCGTTGAAATACACATGCACGGCGTCGAGGTCGATGCCATCGGGCCAGCCGACGAGATAGCCGCCGAATTCCTCGCCGATAAACTCGAAAGGTTCGATGGCTTCGGAGACTGCACGCGCGCAGACTTCGTGCGCTGCGGTGCCTAGCTTGGCATAGTCGCTTTCGATGTTCTCGAAGGTGTCTGTCTCAAGCTGGTGGCGGTGCAGCAGGAAAGATCCTGTGCAAGCCAAGAAGCGGTGAGCGCCTGAGCCGCCGAGCGGGGAGTGTTCCAAGTGGATCACGTTCAATTCCTTTGGCTTCATCGTGGTTATAATCGTGGCGGCAGACTTTGGCCGGTCTGCCAGCGGCTTTGAATTCGCAGAGGGGGTCAGCCTGCGAATTCGATCCCGGCAGCGGCTTCGATCGCCTTGACGAATTCAGCGCGCTTGTCGGCCGGCACGTTGCGGCTGTGCGACACTTCGCCTTCAGGCACAAACTTCGTGATCTGCGCCTTCACCTGCTCCGGATTTCCCAGCTTCACCGCAGCCTGATTGCACAGCGCGCCGAGATCCGCGTCAGTCCATTCACGCTCCGGCACGACGACCGGCGTTGCGGCGGCGTCGACCTTGGCAGCAGCTTCGCGGAAGGCTGCGAATTCATCTTCCTCCTGCGATGCAACAGCAGATGCAGGTTCCTCGATCGGCGAAGAACCAGCCGGTTCCGTCACACCAGCGGCAGTCTCGCTGGCCGGGGAAGCAGTCGAAGTCGACGAAGGTGTTTCGGCACCCTTCTTCATCCGCCAAGTGCCGTCCTTCTTCTTGGTGCCGGTGTGCAGCGCCGTGTCGAAAGGGACGCCATTGGCATCGGTTTCGATATCCTCGCTTTCAGTCGTCGCAAGCAAGGTTTGTTCGATCGCCTTGGCTTCGGAGACGGCTTCAACCGGCGCAGTCACCACAGCGGAATAGGTTTCCGGCACCTTCTGAGTGTGGAAGTCGACAATGTTGGAAAGCGAAACACCTCCCAGCAGCGCGCAGACGGCGGTGAATTTCTCGACGGGGATTGGCATATGGACGAATTCAGTCATTTTTATTTCCCTTCTCGTGCATCGAGCACTTTGTGAATCGTATTCATTTTTTCCAGCGCCCGAACCAGAAATTTTTCGGAGATAGACCCAGGCGCAACGAAAATCTCCGCAGTCACGACATTCTCTTGGCCGAAGCGATCGAGGCGGGAGACGGCTTGCTCATTCTGTGCCGGCACCCAATCAGGTTCTGCCAAATAGCACCGTGAACAAACTTGCTGCAATCCATCCAAGCCGGTGCCCGCTGCCTGAATGTTGCCGATGAACACGCGCACGTTACTCTTGCCGATAAAATCGTCAACTGCATTTTGTCGTGCCTGTGCAGATTTTCTTCCGTCGACGCGCACGGTGCCAAAGTGAGACAGTGCATTTTCGAAAATTTCCAACACGTCCAGATGCCAGCCGAAGATCACTAATTTTTCATCGCTGCCTTCCAGAAAATCCTTGGCGTATTCGACGATCTGCGGCGCAAGAGCAATTCCCATAAGTCTGCGCGCTTCGGCGATATGTCCGAGAATTTCAAAATCCTTGGTCGTCTGAATTTCGTCAATCGAAATTCCCAGCATCCCTTCGACTGCAAGCGCGCCTTGCACCGCTCCATTTTCCTCGCAGCGCACGACCGTATAGCGCGGCGGTTTCATGAACGTGAGCACGTCCTTTTTCTCGTGCCGAGCCATCACATTGACCCGCAGCCGGTTCTGCAATTCCCGCTCCAGCGACGTGCTCTCCAGCTTGAACCGCTTGCCCTCGATCGTTTTCATGTCAGCCTGCCGGTTGTAGCGTTCCTTGAATTTTTCTTCGCTGGCAAAGTCGATGGCTTCCCAATCGAAAAACCGGAAAAGCACATAAGCTTCGCTCGGGCGATTGAGCAGAAGCGTGCCGGTCAGGGCTAGGTGCTCGCGGCAGTAGTGCGCGATCGCCTTCATCTTGTGCTCGCCGTGGTGATATTCGCCGCGGTTGTTGCCGATAATCGCGCGCGTCGTAAGCGCGTTGATGTTCTTCATCTTGTGCGCTTCGTCGCAGATCAGAACGTCCCACTTGTATTTCGAGATCGCGCGCATGATCGCCGGATTGCGGGCAGCGTCGTAGCTGATAATCTGGTAATGCGCCGTCGGGTGAATGCCATCCTTGACCTTGAGCATGGTCGACACCTTCACCAGCGGGATCGTCGACCATTCCTTGATGCGCTCGGCCCATTGCAGCCGCACCGACGCCGGCACGATCACCAGCACGCGCTGCGCTTCGCGCTCGTTGCAGTAGGCAATACTCGTCGGCGTCTTGCCAAGTCCAGGCTGATCCCCATTGATGCCGCCGCCGCGCTCTAGCAGGTAGTCGAGCGTGGCTTTCTGGTAGTCCCACAATTCCTTGCCTGGTGGCAGCTTCGACGTGCCCTTGCCGTCCAGCGCGCGGGAAGCCTCGATCTGCTTGCGATAGGCGCCAAGCGTCGGCAGGCTTTCATCGGCGAGATCCGCCAGCGAATATGCGTTCGGGCTCCAGAGCACCGCAGCTTCACGGCTGCTTGCGCTCGTGGAAAACACCATCCCGCGATAGGCCATGAGGTTCGCAATATCCTTCTTTTGCGCGGCTGGCACGCGAAGGATGAAGTTGCCGTTGTTCTCCAAGACTTCCATTAGAGATCATACCATTTTTGGGGGATATCCGCGGTTGCGCAATGAAATCCACAACCCCCGAAATTGTCTTTGATCTCCGTAGGCCAATCGGCAGGGATCTCGTCGATGAAAATGCGTTCGCCCTTAATCCGTGTCAGCCGCGCACCGAACCGGCGAGACTGCTCGGCCCGACGCGCAAAAACTTCAGGAAAGTGCAGGCGTTGATGCGCCCAATAATTAGGGCTTGAGGCTTTGACGCAGCACAAGCAATTTCCGTTAGGCATTCCAAGATCGTAAACGATTGGGCGACGAATTCCATGCTGTTGCAGGATCGCGTGCGTGTCCTTTTTCTTTAATCCCATTTCGATCAGTGGTGAACGCTGCTTGAGGTAAGGATAGGACTCCCGCATATTTTTAAAGCGCTTTGCGTCGCGCTTGTCCGCGGCATATCCCCAGAAATGCGTATCGCTGGGAAGTTCATAATTCATGCGGGGAGCGAATTTCATTTCGCCCGTGCAAGGGGCGCCGTCGACCCCTGAAAGGTATTTGCGCGCTTCGAAAACATCGTCGACGGTTTCATACTTTTCTGAGCGCAGCCGAAGAATTTCCTTCCCATACCATTCTTGGAGATCGTCGATAAAGCGATGGCTGTCAGGATGCACGCTCGCGCCGAGATCGCAATGAGCGATGATCGCGTCAGGGATTTCCATAAGCACCAAATGCGCCATGACTGCGCTGTTCACGCCATCGACCCAAAGAATATTCCTCATAAGTCAAACTCCAGCGCAGGCGCTTCATCCATGTAGGGCAGCGGGCCGATCCAGCCTGCGACGGTGCCGGCGACGGGTTCCTTGATGTTCGACAGCCAGCCGGTCCCGCCAGCAAGCCAAAAGCGAACGACCGTCGGCGCATCCACGCCGTGCATATAGCAGACGTAATGCCCCGTCTCGCGCGGATTGCCTGTCTGGATTTTGAGCGTCACAATGAAAATCCTTGTTTTGCCGCAATTCGAGCGACCCAATCCAGAAACTCGAATTCAGTTTGGTCTCTTTTCGCATAATTGCATTGAGCACAGCATGAGGTGGCATTTTCCAAAGTATACCCCTTAGAGTTATCTTTTCGATCAACCCCTTTAGCGGGATTTTTGCCGCAATATTGACAATCTCCCAACATGAGAAAGTCAAAATGATCTTTACATAATTCCCAAGGTAAATTCCGTTTACGGGCTCCATGCCTATAGCTGTTGAGCGCTCTACGGAGATACAATTCGGTCGCAGGTAAGCGCATTGCGGTGATCCACGAAATTCTCGCAGTGCAACCTTTGCAGGCAATTCTTTTGCCTTCTCTTAATCTACCGTCAGCTACCCATTTCGATCTTCCGCAGTCGCACAGACATAGAGATTGAGGTTCGGCATAACCGTTCGATTTAGGCTTTCGCCTGTTCTCAATGACGACAAGATTACCAAAACGTGATCCTACAGGAATCACAGGTTTTCGCGGAGCGCTCACAGATCATAACCTTGCGGCGGTTTCGGTAAGGCCTCGCCGAGCCGAACCGCCGCGCGCATTTGGTCATCTAGGCGCGTCAAGATTGCTTCGTAAGCTTCTTGGTCCCATTCAGCAAGCATATTACCTATATCTTCAAGACTCCATCCGCCAAATGTTGCAGCGGCAATGATCTTGGCCTTGTCGAGTTGTTCCGGCGTGTAGCGCCGATGCCCACCGCTCGACCGCTCAACTTCCCCAAGCAAGCCCTTGTCCTGCCAGAAACGAATGCCTCGTGCAGTCGTGCAACCGGCGCGCATCATTTCTTCGATTGAATGGCGTGTCATTTCGAAAATTCCCTTTCGACTTCTTCGAGCGTTGCCTTGCTCCAATGGTGAATGCGCTCGACGATAAAAAACTGGCGCAGCGTCGGAAACTCCAGCCGCGGCAGGCCGGCATAATCCAATTCGAATTCGATCCGCTTCGCCGACTTTGGCACGTTCGGCCAATGCGTCGTGTGGCCGACTGCAATCGCCAAGGCAGGCCATAAGGGCGCGAGTTCGTCGGCGGTGTAGACCGGCCGCACCTTCCAATGCGGAAGCCACGAGAGCACAGCCGCGGCGTTCGGATCGCGAGGATTGCTCTCGGCCCACGAGCGCACGCTATCCTTCCAGCCGGCAATCAATCCAGCCTGGTTGCCGGTCGACTTCATGGCTTTGACGATCGCCCACGTCTCGCCTTTCCAGAATTCCCGTCCGCTCACAGATCATACTCCCGCTTCGGAATTGCCCATTTGCCGGTGCTCGGCCGCAGGAATGTCAGCGCATCATTTTTCGCCAACTGCTTGCGCACCTGATCCCGATCGACGCCGTGCATCCCTGAAATTTCCTGTGCCAGCACGCTTTCGCTCGTCTCGCCGCCAAGGCTCTCCAGCACCTTCAAAACTTCCTCGACACTCGCCCATGCAAACCGGCTTACCTGCAACTTGCTCGGGGACATATCGGCGAGCGCGGCGGTGCGCTCCAGCACGATCGACTGCCCGACTTCCTTCACCGCAAAATAGCTGACTTCTTCCGATACGTCAGCATCCTTCTGCTTGCGCACGCGCAATTCTGTCCCGCCCTGTTTCAGCTTCACCGATAGCACCGCGTCCATGTTGCTATAGAAGGCGCTGGAGCCGCGGGCGCCCTTCGATTGATCCTTGCCGGTGTGATGCACCGCGAGCACAAAGCACTCATAATAGCGGGCAAGCTGCTCCATGAAATTCGTGATCATGGTCGCATCCTTGGCGCTGTTCTCATCCATGCCGGTAATCAGGCGCGTGAGCGTGTCGATCACGATCAGACTAGG